ACCATCAGTTACATCTTGCATAAAGCCTGTAATAGAACTAAATTCAGTATCTGTTGAACCAGAGTCGTGACCGTAAAACTGCAACGAGCCTATATCGTCCGAATCTGCGGGACTAGCTGAATCTCTTTGTAGCCTAAGAAGAGGCATAGGAACGGCTGTACTATGTGAAGAAGTAAGCGTTAATGCAGGAATAGAAGAATTAGAGCTTCCGATTGTTGCGCCTAGAGTTGACGATAAAGACGAGAAACTGCCCGCAGCAACAGTAGAAGCACCAATTACTGTGCCATCAATACTTCCGCCATTAATGTCAGGATTCGTTAGAGTTTTGTTGGTAAGCGTTTGAGTGCCTGTAAGTGTCGCTACAGTTGTGTCTATTGCAATTGTTACAGTATTGCCGGATGCAGTAGAAGTAACTCCAGTGCCGCCCAGAAGACTTAAAGTTTCAGAATCTAAATCAATTGAAATGTTTGAAGAGCCGTCAGTAATGTCTAAGTCTTGTGCAGTAACTTGAGCATCTACATAGGCCTTTACAGACTGCTGCGAAGGAATACCTGTGGCACTATCAGATGCCATGTCATCTTCGTCTAAGAAAGCTTTGCCGTCTAGGATTTCTAGTTCAGCTTCGGTAATAACTGCCGAGCCTATTGTGAATCCTGTGGCTGTTACTACGCCTGATGCGTTTAGGCTGTCTACGAAAGCATCTTTAAATCTTACAGTGCTTGTACCTAAATCTACATCGCTATCAGTTACAGGTACAATAACCCCGTCTTGAATACGAAGCTGCTCTACAGGAGCTCCGCCTACTTCAACATAACACTCAATGCGATTATCCGTTGAGCTAATCTGTATTTTATTTTTAAAGTCTTGGTCGCCAATCTTTGCAATGTTCCCGCCTTGTGATGAACTACCGTCATGTGTGTGTCCTGTAGTACCAGAAGTTGTATACGCAAAAGCATTTACAAGTTGATTGTATTCATTATTAAATATAGAAGCATCAATACGATTGCCGTCTACTGGAATAATAGGTTGTCTTACGTAGCCTGTACCTGCCATTTAATTATCTCCTGCCTGTTGGGACATAGTTTATATATATACCATTAATTGTATAAGGGATTAGTTTATCATTACTGCTAATAGTGTAGTTACTAGAATAACAGCTTCCTTGTATATTTTGTCTTACCAAAGGATTAGCAACTGCCCCAAAATAAGATTGACCAAAAATAGAAAGTGGGTTAGTGAAAGCTGCACCTGCACGAACTTCTTCTAGTAAAACATTAGCAGGCTGTAAAACCTCATCATCATCAAAATCAAACTTAACTGATAATTCTGGCTGTGCATAGCCACCTAAGTCGCTAGTTGGAGTTATTGAAACTTTAGCATAACGTAAAGTCTTTCTAGTTCCTAAGTCTCCGAAATCCAAATAAGGTGTTTCGTAAATTGCGGAAACATTTGCTTCAGTCCCTGAATAAATAAAAGATGTTCCAACATCGTGATTATAAATGTAGCCGTCTGTATCTCCGTGGACAATTTGCTCAATGTTGTTGTATAGGAATCCACTGTCTACAGCAACCGCTTCAATACCTTTTGTTTCAGACCATTCAAAGCCTTGACCCGTAAAAGTTCCTATAATTCCTTTAGATACTGAAGCAGACTTAGTGGGGTCGTTATAATATAATCTATACTGAGACTTAGAACGTAACACCACACTTGTGATTGTATAAGAATCAATATTATTTGTAATAGCAGTAATAATCTTTTGTATGTTTCTACTTACAGATGTTAACTCAACGTCACCAATACGTGCTGTACCCGCAAGAGTACGAATACCATCAGGGCTTAGGAATACTAAGTCACCGCCAATCTCTTGAATGCTATTGCCATCTAAACAACCTACGTTTTTAGTGATTGGTATTACAGCTGTTGAAACATCATTAGCTTCAATATTAACAAGCTTGTAAATACTATTTCTACAAAATATAATACAATCACTACGGAAACTTCGTAGACCTACTACTTTATCGGCTAAGACTACTGAACCTGACCCTGCGCCTCCAAAATTATTTATTTCATGCGTATGGCTATAATATACTTCATTGGGATTTTCAGCAGTACCTGAAACTACAGAGTGGTTGCTGTGGATTGTGCCTACTGTTGGAGCATCGGTATTATTTACAGTAACTTCTTCTGCAAAAAATGTTCTTGTGTTTAGCGCACCTGTGCCTGTCATGTAAAAGTAATAAGGCTTTTTCTTTCCATCACAAATTAAAACTTCACCGTATTCAGATTTATTACCTTCGTAAATGCTTATTGAAGATTGTTTTTGACCTGCCCTATCTAAAATTGAACGACCTGTAAATTGTGAATAGTCGTCTCCACCGCTGTGTACACCTGTACGATTTATCTGTAGCCAAGTAACGCCATCATTACTAAAGAAAATATCATCCCCGCTACAAACGATTACACCATCTGCGTAAGTTTTAATTCCTAATACAGTATTAAAAGTATTTGGACGAGTAGCCGAAGTACCACCATAAGGCTCAAACCCGTTTACTCTGCGATAGCCCCCGTCAGGGTCTACCTCAAAATTTACCAGAGTTGTTGCAATCCCCGGCTCACGTAACATTTCTATCTGACTAAGGTTGGTGTTTAATCCACCCTTAGTAGAAAAACCAAAAGGTTGGGAAGCTGCCATATTATGTAAATCTCATTCTATCATCAGATATATAAACTGGAGTAGGCTCAATAAGGTTTGAGCGCATACTGCGTAGACCTTTTTTGTAGTCATCCATAGCAAATGAAGCTGCTTGAGGATTATCTTTAAATTGATGTATGTAATATCTTGCACGAGCTAGTAACACTACAGTATACATTTCTGGAAATACTATCTCATCAGCAAAATTTTGTAGCTTTGTTGGTAAGTTCCACGCATAAAACCAAACTCTATAGGCTTTATCCGGTATTGGACTTAATCCAAACTTACGTGAGTCTGGGCTTCTAATTACAATATTAGGTTCGCCATAAGCTTGGGAGTCTTCAGCATCTAAGTTTTCTGCAACTCTACGAAACTTTTTCCACTCTTCGGTGGTAGTAAATCGTAAGTTAGTTCCTGTATAAGGAGCTGTTTCGCCTGAAACGCCTACTGTAGTTAGATAGAAGTTATCCCAATCTATTGAGCCGTAGTCTGTAGTAATAGAATCACTAGCTGACTTCAGCTCATAAAATCTTTGTCCGGCTACTGTTTCGACATATACGTTTCCGTACATAGGGTCGTCAGCACCGCTTTCTCCCGCAGACAAGAAAGGCCATTGGGGTTCTTGATTAATAATATCAAAATACGCTTTGTTGATTGCATCTTTAACGTGAGCTTGAATACCTATAGCACTAACAAAATTAGCAGGAGTAAGGCCTACTTCATTTAGTTCTCGTAAAAGCTCGTTAGTTAAATCTAAATAATTTGTTGCCATAAGCTATAGTGCCTTTTAATTTGTTAAAGATTGGGGGCTTTTTAGGGCCCCCTCACTTATTAAGTTTCTACGATTATACGTTGTAGAATGCAGCAACTAGTGCTTCGTCACGTAGGACTTTAGCACCAAATACATGCAAACCACGACAGATGTCACCGAAGCTATCTGGGTCACGGATGACCTCAGTGCTAGTGATAGTCTGTGCAGTACAGATAGCAGACATGTGACCTGCAAGTAGTTTACCATCAGCATTGGTTGGAGCTGCAATGTTGTTGGACTTGTACATGCTGAAGCCACGTAGTTTGCCTGAAGTTACAAGACCGTTGCGGATTGAACCTTGACCGGCATTGAAGTCTACAGACAATAGTTTAGAACCAGACTGAGATAGCTGCTCATAGAAGCTAGGAGGAGCTACAATCCATCGGCCTTCTTCCGGTACATTCTGCTCATCAAGAAGCTTAGCCATACGAGCAAGCAAATCGAGAGGGTCAGTAACGTCAAGACCAATACCGCCTGCACCGTCATAAACGCCTGCAGCAAGGTGAGTAGCATTGTCAGCACCAAGAGTGTGGTCTGGAGTTGCAGTAGATACGCCTGAGAAACCTGCGGCAATAACAGCAGAGTCAAAAGCATCACGCAAAGCGTAAGCTGCTGATGAAGCTGCTACTTCTTTGAAGTTTACGTGAGACATTGAAGTTTCGATGTCGTCTACGATGAACTTAAAGGCGTTAGCGGTATCAACAACTAGGTTTACTTCTGCATCAGTTAACTTAGTAGCAGCTGTGTTAGTGCCACGAGTGTAAGAGCTTACGCTAATTACTGGCTCTTTAATGATTCGTACAGAATCACCGAAAGCAGAAATCTCGCCTTCGTAGTCAGTGTTAGTGATAGCTTCTGCTACAGACGCTTTACGGAAGAAATTAAGAACTTTCTTCGAGTAAATCGCAGGTAAGAAGTAAGAGTTGTTTTGTCCGGCAACTGAGTTTCCGAAGTTAGCATCTGTATCTGTTGAGGGTTCAAAATATTGAGCCATGATTATGTTTCCTTATTAAAAAAAGACTAGTTAAATTAAGCTACTACTCTGCCTTCCATAATGGCTTTGTCGATTTCTTTTTCATATTTATCATACTCAGCCATAGACAGGGCAGCAATTTCCCGTTGTGACCAAACTTTTGGCTGTTTAGCATCTATACTAGTTGTCTTTGTAGATACCATATCAGCAGCAGAAGTGTTGGTCGAAGTTTGTGATTTTTGCTGAGTACCTTGCTGAACTGTAGAAACATCGTTTTCAAACTTATATAAATCAATAGCTTTGACTGCTAAGTCCACATTATCAGGATTGTTGTATATCCAATCTTGAATTGACTCCGGTTGAGCTTTAGCCCACGAATGGAACTCATCGCTTTTCCGAATATCTGCAAAGTCAGGATGCTTTGTGCTAAGAGTAATCTCAGCTTCTTTACGTGCAATCCTAGCTTCACGCTCTTCAAGAGCTTCTAGTCTACTATCCTGTGTAACATTAGGTTGTTCTTCTTCTGAATGTTGAACTTCTTGTTGGGCTTCTATTTCTTCCTCGTGGCGTACAGACTCTTCAACTTTCTGTCCCATGCGAGCTTCAGCTTCAAGTTCTTGTTCTTTCTGTTTGAACTCACTAACTTTTGAATCATAATGCTTTTTTAAGTCATCGTATCTTTTCTTATAATCAACGGTGTTCTCTTCGGCAGGGGCTTCTTTAGAGGTGGCCTGCTTCTGTGAGTAGAAAATTCCTTCAGCACTTTCAAAGGGTTTGTCATCTTCAACATATTCTTTGTTCATGTTGTAAGGGTTTGCTACTTGTTCATTTGTTTCTTGTACTTCGCTCATATCACTGCTCCTTTTGGGGCTTGTCGTCTTTTCAAGGTAGCTATTCAGTTGCGCTTACGGAATAGGGCTTGATACTACAAGGTGGCCTCTAGGTTAAAATTAAAATAAAATAAGGGGCTATAAATAGGTGGCCTTATTTCTTACGTACACTCGGCATTGCATTAGCTAACAACATTTGAGTATGGACACCTTCATCTGGGTCTTCCATTTCATCTGAGGTTAGTATACTTCCGCCTGAGTATTTTTTCATTAGTCCACCATCAAAGGCACGTTCAGCATCGTCCATCATAACTTGGAGATTATCTGTGCCTAATTGGTCAACTGCTTTTTTGGTGAAAACAAATTCACCATCCGACAACCTTGCGGGTATCGAATCTGATGTGCCAGTTCCGGGGCCTTCAACAGCTCCGCTACCGGCAAATTCTCCTGCAACATCCATGACTTTATCAAAGATGCCGCCTAGTCGCTCGTCACCTTCTAAAGCTGACAGCAAGTATTCTTGGTCTTGTTCGGTTAACGACTCATTCAACACAAACTCTGCATAGTTATTTTCCATTTCAGTGTCTGGAAGTTGTGACGCTTCGACTGCTTCCATTTCTTCTGGTGGGATGTTGTCATAGGTATCGACTGGTGCTGCGTCTTCTACATCTCCGCCTTCGGCAAGTTTCATGTCAGTTTCCATGGACTCTTCTACTTCTTGAGATAGGATACCACCCATGTATTTGCCTTCAAGTTCAGATTCTTGGTCTTCTTTCATCATAGCTCTAATGATTACTTCTTGGTCAAAAGAATCTTTGATTTCTTGGAAGCGGCCTTGTATGCGCTCACGAGCTTTGTCGTCTCGTGCTTTGTCCATGCTTTGTTCAAATTCTTTTTGGAACTTTAAGTATTTTTCTACGTCTTCGTCATACATGCTACCGCCTTCGCTTCGTGC